CCGAGTTGCTGATGGGGTTCCTGCGGGGTTTATTATGAGTATATCTTCTGCGCTGCTGGGAAACGCATATATCTTCCCATCACTACCAACTGCACCATTGGCCCATTTATCATTCCCTGTAAGAGCCGATCCACTCATAAAAGTGCCGATATTAGGACCATTTACAATTATAAGAACTTTAGTGGCATTGTTTGGAATGCAATATATATCTCCGGTGCTGGGCGCCCGGACTGCGCCGATATACTTATAATTCCCGCTGAGGTCGAGGCTCAGATTACTCCTTGAGGCCGTCCCTGCTCCAGGATCGATTATCAAAACATCTGTGGCGTTGTTAGGTGCTGCATAGATTCGGCCAGCATAACCCTTTGCCCCTCCAGCCCACTTAGCAGCGCCTGTGAGTGAGGCCCCCATTGTACTCGTTGTTGCAGTGCCTTTTTCAGGGTCAATAATCAAAATACTGGTTGCATCATAAGGGATTCCATAAATTTTCCCATCATTTCCAAGAACACCACCCAACCACCTATTATTGGTAGTTGTTTCCTGTATATTCACCCCCATAGTGTCCCTGATGGCCGTTCCTGTGGCAGGATCCACTATGAGGATATCCTGTGCTCGGTCAGGGATTCCGTATATTTTTCCATCATTTCCCAGCACGCTGTGCGCCCATTTGTAAGTCCCCATCATGTTAGGCCCGGCTTCCCACTTCAGGAGATAGTGTTGGGTGTTCATTGTGATGTTATCTCCTGCTTTGGGGTTGGTTGTCAGGGTTCCGTCGTGTTGATAACAGGTGACAAGGGAGATTCCCAGGTCATCATAGGGGTGTTCTACATTCACCACTGGATCTCCTCGGCGGATTGTCCAGTCGGTCCTGTTTATGCCGATTGTGATAATTTCCCGGTTGATTTCTTTTATTTGGATTTCCCTTATTGGTTCATTATTTCCAATAGGGATCTCTTCTTTTAGTGTCCATTTTCCGAATTGGCAACTATCATAATAAAGGAGTTCATTGTTCAGGAGATATCCATCAATTTGGAAATAACAATAAGCAGCTTCTTCAGGGGCTTGTATTTTAATTTGTTCATATTCAAGCCATTTCAAGTTCTTTGCGGTTCCAATACTGATATGTTCCCAGCCATTATTTTCAGTTAAAGGATCCCCTTCAGAATCATACCACCTTATTGATAACTGAAGGTTTTTATCTGCTGCGGCTTTCACCATCACTTGGATCATTGTAAAGTAGTACTCTTCTCCTCCGATAACTGGAAACTTATTACTGGGTCCTCCTAAATAAATACAGACATTCGCAGAACCGTCGTAGGTTGATCTTAATTTTGCACTGCCTCCTCCTGTTTTGAAAATATTTATATCTCTTTCCAATACGAATTTCCCTGATTGATTGCTGTATCCTCCGATTCCTGTTAAATTAGTTCTGACATCGTGTTGGTTGTCTGTAAGTAGTGATTCAAAATAGTATAATTTAACAGAGTCATTGGTGGGTTCTATTTTGATTATGCCGTTTTCCAAATAAAACTCGTTAGATCTACTCCTTACTTCTTTAACAAGATCTCCAGTGTCAGGATCCATATAATCATAATCTGGGATGCTGTTTCCTTCTAATATGATCTCTTCTAATAAGTTGTATTCTATCTCTTGTATAGTGCCGGTTGTTGCTAAAAAGGCATCAACATAAACTGTATTTTCAGGAGCTGTGCCTGTTACTATTACTTCCTGAATACTTCCGTCTAAAGTGATGTTTGAAGAATAAAAGGAGCCTATGCCACTTCCCCCACTATTTCTAAAAGAAAGAGTTACAATTACTGTTCCAGATTCCCCTGTAAACCTTAATCGAGTTAAATACTGCTTCCCAGGACTTGCAGCCCCCCCATTTGAGTATAATCTGTATCCTTCCCCACTAACACTTCCCTCAGTAAATATTTTAAGGCTTCGGGTTTTCCCGGTTTCCAGATCCACATTCTCAGGAGAAGATGCAATGCTGGCACCGTAAACGCCGAACTTAGAGGTTGTTCCTAATTTACTGGTTGCAGTGGCGATGTTGACATCAACAAGGTTATTATATACTATTTTCTTATTTTCACCCAGATCGATTACTTCCTCTGAGTTAAAAATCCGGCGAAGTTCCCCATCATCATTATCATTGCTCCAGGCCCGGGGTACTGCTTTATCATAGTCTTCTGGGCTGGTTTGGAAAGGTACACCTGTCGGGGGGTTCTCAAATACTGGGAGGTCCCCCCACATTGTCTTCCGGTAAGTTGTGGGTGTTTCGGGCGTGCGGCTGTAAGGGGGCAGCATTACTTGCTGAGGAAATGTCCTATCAATGGAAATATTCATATAAGTCGCTTTCATCCAGTAAGTTGCGCTGGGCGTGGCAGTGTCAGAAATATCCAAAGCATAACCTGCATAAAGCCCTTCGTTTACTGTGGAAAGGCCGCTGGAGCCACTGTACTTTTTAACATTATTTACATAGATATCGATATTGCCATCATCTTTCAAATCAACTTTTAAGGCATATTCCCCTTCTGAAATATAATAAGGGGTGATTAAATTAGTTTCATTCCCACTCTCATCGAATTGATACATATAGACGGCGAATTTTTTCGATCCGCCAGTATAAGTAATGCCGAAACTAATCACTATCGCGTCGGTAAATTTAGAATAACTAAGATCTTCTGAGAAGAAGGAATTCCATGATTCTTTTGTTGTGATGATTGTTGAGAGATATATTGCGCTTGTAGTGGCCGGAGTATAAGTCACCGCAAGATCAATCCCAGTTTCAAGGGTGAATTTTGAAGGAAGGGCCTGTTTTAATCGGCTGAATAATGCCCCATAACTACCAGATGATTTGATTCCTTGCAAGTAGAGGATTCCACTGCTTGCAGATACTACTGGGCTGCTGATCCGGTAACTAACAGGATCCGTCCATACCTGGTCACTGAAAACATTGAAAGGATCCTGGACTAAATATTCCTTGGCATCTTCATCATAACCCACCAGTAACTGTGAGAAGGCACCCTTGACATAATCCATCAGGAAAGTGGGGTTTTCATTGGGTGAGATAATATCTAATTCCAGGGCCATATCACAGTAAGGACCAGGATAATTTAGCAATTCGGTTTTTCCAAGGACACCCCATCCACGGTGAGTTATATCATCATTGTTAATCAGCGATGTGCTGCTGTCGATCCACTCAATCTCTTTCCACCGGGCCAATCCGGCGATTTGGAGAGCTTTGTACTTTTTGCAATATATCCCGAATCCCTCAGATTTATCAGATAGCCCATGACTGATTAATCTCTTCCCAGGAGTCAAATACCTCTGTAACTCCTGAGTTCTCTCATTCATATCACCATCAACTAACTGGGCAGCATCCAACTCAATCGGTCCGATTTTACACTCTACTGTCACCTTATTATCCTCCATAATGGCCGAATATTCTAGCAGCGATTTTTTCGCCTGCTTCTTTCTCTGCTTTGTTTAAAAGATTGTCCAGGTCATCTACTCCACTAATAGAACCGTGGATATGTATCCCCCCAACTTCAACAACAAGAGATCCTGAACCAGGACCCGGGCCTTGAGGAGGAGGGTTATAAGTTCCTTCCCTGGCTCGACGAGCAGGATCATAATCTTTCCCATCAATCTTAGCCCAGACATGAGCATTTCCATCATAAGTACCCCACATCATCTGAGTGGGCAGACCCCAAAGGTTCTCTGCCGCCATCATAGCCCCCAAGGTCATGTCGTAACAGTTACCCCCATCACTAAGAGCAGTGACAGGATCCATCTGGTGACCTGCATATCCCATATATTCCAAGCCGGGACCGATGTCAGTCATGAATTGTTCAAAACTTCCCCCAGGGCCTGATGGTGGATTCCAATGGCCCCTGATTAATCTGGCCGCCATATCGAAAGGACGGCCACCGATCACACTCCAAGTGTGAGCGATTCCTGTACCATCCCACACCCCATTGGCAAGACCCGCACCTAAACCAAATCTCTGGCCTGCTTCGCTCATTAGGAACTGCGCGCCATCATAACAATTACAGGATCCGCTATCCCAGACTTGTTGATTGCTTTTCTGGTCTCCAAAATAAAATTGATAACCTAAATTAGCAGCCATTCCATCAGCAATTGAATTAAAGGCATCTACCCCTTTGAAATTCCTGTTCATAGCCCCTAATATATAGCCTTGACCTACACCACTTCTGTTGGCCATTGTACTGGCAATAGAGTTTTTAATAGGGCCACTTGGAGGTCTTCTGTGACTTCCAGGCCCAGCGGGGCCTGAGGGGCCGGGTCCCATAGGCCAATGAAAACTTGGGATCTTACTGGAAATTAAACTTAGAACTGAACCGAGCCCTGGAACCTGCCATATTAACTGGGTGATTTTTTGCCAGGTCTGGCTGAGTAAGGATCCCACGCCAGGAACATTCCATATAAGATTCTTGATTTTCTGCCAAGTTTGATTCAGGAGTTGGCCAACATTAGGAATCCTCCAATTCAGGGGGTTGATTTTTTCCCCGATTTCTTTCAAAAATTGAGGGATGCTTGGGAGTTTCCAATTAAGTTTAGGGATGTGAGAAGTTATTCCCTCAGTTATTTCTTTGAGAATCTGCCCAGGGCTTGGCCATTTTATCTGAGGCATTTTTATACCACTGAGAAGTCCGCCTACATTAACTCCGGCACCCATTCCTGCAATACCCAGGCCGGCTCCACCAGTTTTTCCCAGATTCCATCCTTTGAATAATTCACCTGAGAATAAACTTTTTCCGAATCCTTCTGTTGCATCGAACCATTTATCTATCCCGAGATTCTTTTGGAGGGTTTTGGGAATGAACATTCCCTGAGAATAATCTTTTAAAGCACCATAGGGATCTTTCATGGCCCGGCCACTCCAAAGATCACCTAATAATCCCATGCCTGCTTGGAAGGGTGCTCCGGCATAAGTTACTGGCATCATTAGCCGGCTGAGGCTGTAAGCTTGACCTCCCGGTTGTTTGCCCATATAGGTATCGAGCCAGTTCATTCCTGCCCCATAAGCACCTCCCAGGAGCGCTGCCCCGGTGACTGTTCCTGCAGCGGTTGCCCCGCTCATTGCAGCCCAGGTTCCTGTACCTGTACTACTTAATGCAGGGACAAGGCTCATTCCCCCGAGGAAGCCTTTAACACCAGTGGTTCCGGGAGCGAACCAGTCCCCAATTCCAAATCTGCTTTTAGATTTACTTTTTCCTTTACTGGTTCCGCCAATTCCATCTTTATCAGAACAATAACTCTTACAATCGTCGTCTACATCACATTCGACATCGATTTTTTTCTTTCCACCAATACCTTTTAATTTGTCACTGATCCCCCCAAAGGATCCCAATACTTCTTTAGCGCTCCATACTACAGGCCCCATTGCCAATGCCAGGGCTGCAATACCGGCTGCGGCCAGGCCGATCATTGTGGACCAGCCACCGGTCTTCTCATCTAACTCCAATAAGAAATCAACACCTTTCTCAAGGTAAGGGAGAACTTTACTTCCTAACTCGGTGGCTGCAACCTGAATCTTTCCTTTGAAAGTTTCCCATTTTATGACCATTATGTCCATCTGGGAAAGTCCCTCGTAACCGTTCGCCTTCAGGGCTTCATCCAAGGCCAGGATCCTCTCATGAATTGTTTTCTTTCCTTCTAATTTATCGACCTGACCTGCAAGGACCCGGCTTCTTTCAAGTTCTCCGGTGGTTCCTGTCATGATATATGCGTTCAGGTCCTGCTGTGCTTCGATCTGTGTCTGGCCGGTCTTTTTCGCGGCTATCAGGTAATCCGCAGCCACAAATCCTAATTTTTGAAGATCTTCTATTGCTGCTCCCCGGGCTGCGGCGCTTCCCAGGAGGGTGTTCATGAAGGTATCATCACCAGGTACAGCTGCGACAATATCCTCAATTTTATGAGACATTACTTCGGCTTGTTCACTCCCTAACTTCATTGATAAATAAGCCTTGTTGAATTGTCTTTCAGTGGCCCCGGTCCAGAGCATATTTCCAATTGATGCGGCACCAATTCCCCCCATAACCATTCCCAGGAGATCTCCCAGCTCACCAAGGCCGGCCTTTGCATTGTCTGCGCTTTTTGTTATATTATCAACACTATGAGATGCTGTGGTGGCCCCTTGGCTGATGTTTCGCCCGGCATTTCTACCTGCCTCTCCGGTTTTGGATAATGCAGTCTTGGCCGTTTCGCTTGATCTGGTAATTTCCTCTCCGGCTTTGCCCCCTTCATTTCCCATCGCGGATAAACCATGACTTGCGTGTAATGCTCCTTGGTGAACCGTTGCTGCTGCGTGACCTCCTGTAGTTCCCATTTCAGCAAGAGAGTGGGCTGCTTTCCCTGCGCCGCTGCTTATGTTGGTCCCCGCCCTCTGACCTTCAGTTCCAAGGCTTCGGAGAGGAGAATGGGCAGTGTGCGCACTTTTACCTATATCTCCCAAGGCAGATGCCGCATGAACTGATGATTGGGCCATTTGTTTATTACCACTCACTGCATCAGAAACAAACCGATGAACCGCTCCGGTGGCGTTTTTAAGCATCGATTCGATGTTTCCTTTCCCAAGGAGGTTTATATTGATTGTAGTGTTCATCCGGCATCATTCCAAAAGATTTAAGTAGATAACCCAAAGCAAATAATAATTATTGATTAAAAAATAGGAGGTAATTAGTTGGAAAATAAATATGCAATAGTGGGAGTTGTTGCGATTATAATAGCGATAGTTGCTTTTTCAGGCTGCACAAGCTCCAGTGGATATCCAAGTGTGAAAGGCCCATATCCTGATATTAGAATGGCCAATACTCCAACTGTCACTTTATTAAGTGATGGATCTTCATATATGGTCGGAGGATTAATCCAAAATTCAGGAAGTAAAACCTACACCAATGTAAAACTTAAAATAAGCGGCCTTGACAGTTCCGGTAAAGTTGTAAGCAGCAAAGAAACCATGATTGCAAATCTGGCTCCAGATGCCACCGCCGATTATCAAGTATTTTTAAACATTCCTTCAGGTGGGGAAGAAATAATCGGAGCTGATCTGGAAGTAGTCAGTGCCAACGAGTCATGAAAAAAATATAATTAGACAGGGAGAACTATATTAAAAATCTAATTCTCCCATTTCCCTTCTTTGTTTCCATTTTGTTTCTATATCTCTAAATTCTCGATCTGCCTCCTCTTTTTCCTGTTGTTCCTTTTCCTTTTGCAGCCTGAGTTTTTCCCTGAAAATAGATCCATAATACCGCCAGAAGATCCTTTTAGGCATGTCCATCATAGCCTGATGGGTCCAGTTCCTTTCATGGCTGGTGTCATCCAGAGCAATCATCAAAGGGTGCCGAATTACAGTAGGTTCCTTATTAAGTCCTGATCCTGAAACCCCGCTTTCACTGCCTGCTGTTCCAACTCATCGATCTCCAAGTCCGTAAGACCCATATCATAATAGCGTTGGCGGTTTAATTTTTTCCGGAGACCGTTCCACTCTCTGATAGTCACTGCATCTATTTCCTCAGGTGAGATCTCTCCATCTTCGAAAAGCTTGAGCAGATATTTCTCTCGCAGTTTGCCGGTTTCTTTTTTGAAGGACTTAATCTCCTTTTGGAAGGTTTTCATAGCTTCATCAAGGGGGATCTCCTCCCTCCTTTCCACCTTTTTAACATTGCCTTCATTATCAGTCTCTTCAACCTCAACCGTGCGGCTGCGTTTTAGAGAAGGGGCCGGGATATTGTTTAATTCTACTGTGATGACTTCCAGGTCGATGTCTTCATTCACAGTCATATTTCGGAGTTTTCGCTTTTTGCCCATGAACTCATAAATCAGAGGGGCCATTCCTAATACTTCGATATCTGAATTCATATTTTCCACTCTATTAGGGGTGGTTTAAGAAGATCTTAGGTTGGGCTTGTAATGGATGTTAATAAGGACTTTACACTGGCGCTTGCCGTTTTGGTTGTGGTAGGATCATAAGTGGCTGACCAATCAAACTGGATAGTACATAAATCCTCATAGGGTGCTTGTATTTCCATTACATCATAGGAAACTTTAGGCATGTCCAGAGTGAGGGTGTCCCTGTGAATTGGGCTGGGTACTATGGTCTGGCCCAGGGTTTCAATGTTAAGAGCCCTGGCGCTGCCGCTTATCAGGTTATCTTCTGAGAAATTAACAGTACCTGTGGCTCCGAAGAAGTACTCGACCTCTTCCCAGTCATTAAAGAGCATGGTCATCTGTCCGGTGACATCCATGGTGCTGTAGTTTCCCTTCCATGATTCCAGGCCGCGGGCCAGGACACCTTTCCTGATGCTTCCTCGGTCAATTTTTACTTTGCACTGGGTGATGTCGGTGTTTACTGATCCTCCGAGGGTCATTTGCACACCAGGAGCAGTGAGCGGCCGGGAGGTTCCATAAACAGGATTTTCTACTGCTGTCCTGGCTATTCCACCGAAGGATCCCCAAAGATCAACTGTCAGGTCAATTACATTATTGGGTTGGAAATTCATTTCCAGGCTCTTAGCAATCACATTGAAATAAGTCTCCATATTTAGATTCTGATAACCTATCCCCAATGTGGCATAAGGCGCATCAAATCCCCGGCTGAATTCGTGAAGGTAAGCCGCGGTGGCTCCTTGTTGAGTGTGGGTTTTAAGTCCAAATATTAAATACAGCCAGTCTTCTAATCCTCCTCCCGGATAACAGGTCATCTTAAGATCTCCGCCGGTTTCAACGCCTTTATTAATCTTACTGAATCTGCGGTCATGGAATTTTCGGAGCTCCTGAGGATATTCATAATTTGGTTTAGGCTTCAGGCCGGGCTTCGCTGACACAGGCAAGAATCGGTTGAATTGATTTTCTGGGGTGTTCCAGGTATCCTGCAGGGCCATCCCTACATAAACTGCTTTTCCACCTATCATTTCTTACTGCCTCCTTTTTCTTCTTTTTTCCAAAAGTTGCTTTTATCTGCGATTTGGGCCTGGTCCTTGGTGAGATCCATCACTTCGCCTGGTTTGGCAGGGCCGATCCCATCAGTGATTCCAGGATAATCGCCTACATATCTATATTTCGCCATAAAATACCTCCAAAAGTCTTTAAATATTGCCTGGGGGGTTTGAAAGTTTTATTTTAGTTATTATCCGTGCGGCTGAGTACATCTTGGCCGATTTCCCCATGCCTTCAACCCGGACACCATTCTGCGCTGTCAGGATCTGACTGGTGATGGCGCTGGCATCAAATGTAGGGTTGTCTTCGAGTTCGGTTATCACCAAATCCTTGATGTTTAACTTTTTCAATTCAGCCGTTTCTGTTAGTCCCTTAACAAAAATGGATATCATGACAATTGTGTCGCGGCTCTTGTGATGTTTCTGGAAAGTGTAGAGGAAATTGTCCTCGTCGTCGATCATCACCTCAGCAGTGGCTTTTTTGTATTGGCCGATCTTATCCTGGCGGCCGATGGTGACTTTCTCAAAAATGACCTCCTCCTGACCATTCACTGTATCGGTCATGGCCTCAAGGACGGTTTTAACCTTTTTAGCGATTCGATTTGTTACTTGGTCTTCCATTCTCTTATGCCTCCAACCACGCAGTGAATTTCCCGAGGATTCTTTGTATTTCAGGGCCTGCTGCAACCACTGATTCTTTCAAGTAAGGGTTGGGCTTGGTGCGGCCAGTGATTCTTTTCATGTGCCAACGATCCCCTCCCCCTCGGCTGACTATGTTATGGCCAAGGATTACAAAAGGAGCATAAGGGGCATCAGGATACATCACTCCCTCATAAGGAGATAATAACTCGAAAACATGGCTGTTCTTCAAAAACCCTGTGACTACTGGAGCCCTGCCAATGGCTGCGTTCCGGACTGCGTTTCCTATATCGTAAACAGTATCCTGGGCCATCATAGGGAAACGGCCGGCCTTGTTTTTCAGGGCGTGCTGCACATCCTCCTCTGTGGTGAGGTACATCTCATAATACAAAATAAATCACCAACGATCAGGATCCACATATCCGCTGTCGCTTTCCCTAAACATAGGATCACCCGGGGTGTGACTGTGACTGTATCGTTTCTCCTCCACTTGGGTGGGGTTTTCCTTCAAGTATTGTTCCCGGCGAGTGAGGGCTCTTTCTTCATATTTTGCGGCAGTAGGGCTGCGGTGCTCCTCAGTGTTATAGAAAGCATCGAGGATTTCCATCTTCGCCCAGTAATTTGCAGCCCTTACTAAAAGTTGGGGTGTTGGTGTGGGGATGCTTTTCTCATCGACTTTTTCATTGATAAAGTCATCTGCCGCGCTGAGAGCTTCATCTAATAGTTCAGGGGTTAATTGTTCATCGTCGTCGAAAGCAGCCAGCCAGGTTCTTACAGCCTCTTCATTCCCATAATGGGCCAATTAGATCACCATTTATTGTTTGGTGAAGTTCACTTGGACCATTCCACCTGGCCAGATCTGACCTGTGCCGGTGATGGTCTTTTTAAGTGATAAAACTCGGCCCTCAGTGATTGGTGCATTGGTGGTTACCAGGTCAACTCCCACCATTCCTTCGATGGTATTGGTGCTGTTCACTGCTCGGAGGCCCAGGCTGGTGGTGCCAGTGCCATCGGCTCCTTTATTCTGAACATCTAAGGTCATGAAATTAGTCGCCTGTCCAATATCACTGTCAGGAATGACTAAAATATCAACTATGGTTCCATCGGCGGGTGCTTTGAAAATAGCCCGCTCCCATAGGTTGCCAGCCGCGGCATCTGGGGGGATATAAACCTGGACTTTGCTTTTTCGATCCAGGGCCTCGAGTTCATCCCATATTCTTGAAACAAGGCCGGGAATGTTCCTGCAAAAGTGCATAATCTGCGATTTATTCAAAAGTAATGACATAATAGGTACCTCCTTAAAAAAAGGAATATTCAAGGGAGATTATCCCTTTAGATTCCGGTTTTGTTAAAGATATTCTGTTTTCGCATGATTGGAACGCTCCAGTGAGCTCCGAACCTCATATCAAGAACGGGATCCATACCATCACCATCTGATTCGATTATTTTCATGTTAATAACCGGCAGATAAGGCTGAGTTCCCTCTTTGGATTTTATAGGAGTATAAGCTCCTGGGATTTTCCTGTAAACAATCGCACCTGGTGGTGCTGCGCTGGGCCATCCGAAGGTCTGACCTGCAACAGGACCAAACTCAGCGAAGGTGTTATTCACTGATCCATAGTCTATGACATCATTTTCTTCCTTCAGGTTCTGAATTCCTTCAGTCCGGATAATATAATTTCCAAGGTGATCATAGCTGTCTGCACCGTGGAATAAAAGGTCAAGACGGCCTCTTATTCCCCTGTGTCGCATATCATTCCGGAATCCGCGAAGATCCTCAGCGATCATGGTACTGTCATCCCAAGGACCATCATGTATGTCGGCCCGGGCTGAGGGAGTGGGTGCGTTGGCGTTCACAGCTTCTTTTACTGAGTTTTCAATTGCAGCCACAATCACATAACACATATCCTCGATATCCATCAGGAAAGATTCAGGTGAGTCCTCATAATCCTCCTTGATAACAATGTATCTGAACCCTTTACTCAGTAAGGGGACGCTGTCAGGAATCTGTTCAGATCCTGAAACTTCAATTAACTGTGCGCCCTTAGCAGTTTCAATGGGTTCATCTGCAAAGAAATCCTGGAAAATCTGCTTCGAGGTTTTTTCCCGAGTATAGAAATTATATCTGCGCCCGGTCTGCACGATCTTGTTTAGTGTTGGTGCAATGGTAAGGCCAGTGGCCACTTCATCAGTCACAAACAACTGAGCAGCATCCCTACTTTTCAGGATATCTTCTCTTTTAATTTCTGCTTGTAATGCCATTAGAAATACCTCCAATAACTTATTTTTAACTTAATTTTAGTCTGCAGCCACTTGGCTTGGTGCGCCTTTTCGGAAGACTCTTATAAATCCGCCTTCATTCGCGGCTTTGGCTTGTAAGGCATAGATGTTAGTGGGAACATCCTCTTCCTTAACATATTTCCGTTTATCAGTTTGATCCACGGCCAAGCATTCCCCTGGGGCGATAGATGCGTGAACATCCGCAAGTTCCAGGCGGTCCAGATCACCATCGAGTTCTACTCTCACCCTTCGGGGCTGGTAGTTTCCCCAAGTTTTGGTTACCTTAGGGATTGGTCCTTCAGGATCCCGGCTGGTAATTCGGCCAACAGCCACACCATTAGTGATAGGCCTTAAGGTCATGTCTGCCGAGGGATCTATTTCCATCTCTAATCCTTCATTTCCTCTCTGAGAGAATATTACTCCTGGAGCAGGCCCTATCAGGGTGTCGATTGTTTCATGGAAAGTGGCGGTTCCCTCATTGATAAAGAAGGTTCCGTTGGGTTTGTTTCCAGTGATGTTTTTTCCTCTATGTACCATAAAAAATACCTCCGATTAATTACTATTTTTAGTATCCTTCTGATTTCCTGGATTTTCTGAATGAATCCATATCCAGGGCCTCTTCAGATTCTCCTTCGAAGCCTTCACCACGGCTCCTTTCATTGGTGTCGACAATCACAGGCCGGTTGGCAAGCATTGTTCTGAATTTTTCGATATCATGCTTTTCATCGGCCAGAGCAGCAGATATCATCATTTCCCTGTCCACGGGGAGAACTTTGCCTGCCTCGATTGCTTTATCAACCGCGAATGCGATTGGTGCCTTCTTGGCTTCTATTTCCAAGTTGTCGATTTTATCCAACTTCTCTTTATACTCAGGGGGAAGGCTGGCTTCAATTCCTTTTTCCTTAAAAGAATCCATGAATTCAGAGAAGGCTTTACCTATATCTGCCAGGCCCTTTTCCACCTTGGCCAGTCTGGCTGCACCAGGGAATTCTTCTTCTTTGTTTTTTTCTTCCTGACCACCACCTTCACCTTCACCAGCCCCTGCAGGGTTGGCCTGTACTCCAGGGTTTCCCTCAGAGTTTCCTTCACCTTCACCAGCAGCTCCTGCGGCTGGGTCTGTGTTTCCTTCTTTTCCTTCATTGCTTGGGTTTCCTTCAGTCATAGTGCTATCCTCCATGCTTAGTTTTGCTGTTATAATCATGTCCTCAGGCACTGCGCCTACTTTGCAGTCGCGGCAGCCGCCTTCCTCAACATAATCAGTCCGCTTGATCCCAGTGAACTGGTCAAGAACCAGGTCGGCCTTTCCGGTAGGGCAGGGTTTAGCGGTAAAAGGAGCCACCACACTGTACATCGGCAGCTCACCCCTCGCGTGCAATTCAGCAACGAGAGGATTTGTGTGTTCTGATCGAGTCGCATAAATTCGCTCGCCATCAGTCTGGATCTCCAGGATCCGGCCTACATTAAGGGGGTCGAGTTTTTCAAGAATAGGGAACTGCTTAATCAGTTCCTCAGGTATATGATCGATCCCCAAGGGGATCCCACCACCTTCATCAATGGTCCTTTTCCAAGTTTCATAGGTTTCTGGGATTGTATCCGGATGAGCATAAACGCGGCTTGGTTGGCCGTTTACAAATACGCTGTGAATGCCGGGTTTCCAGATTGTTCCTTTAGCGCCCGGGCTGGGCGGGTTGTTTTGGTTTACAATTTAGATCACCTACTCTGTGCAGTTTTCAAAAATAAATTAAAAAATTGGCTAATTGTCTAATGAAATTAGATCAATTAAGATAGATCCAGGGCGGATCTTACTCAAAATAGTAGTAAAATTTTTAAAAAAGAAATTAAGAGATTATAAAAAAATTAAAAATCGCCGTGGATAATAGTCACACCATCGGCCATATAGGTGTAAATCTGCCCGCCCTTGAGCTGGCCGTCTTCAAATAAATAAATATACTCAGTAGCAATGGGCCTTTCATAATCAGGGACATTCGAATCCTCAACAGGAGGGCGGAGAATCAATTCATAATCATCGTCTTTCTTGAGGGAAACAGATCCATCTCTCTCAGTGATCTTGTACTCCCTTTTAATGATTGGAATTTTAAGGGTGAGTGGATCCACAAGTTTCTGGAATTCTGGTGGGAGAACTTCACCTACTGTGGTTTCCTCTTCCGTGTAACCTGGCTCGTCTGGAGGTTCAGGTTCTCCTGCAAATACATCTCTAAGTTCCGGCATGATATATCTCTCTGTCTTTTATTATTATATAAAATCTATCCATACGCATTAAAAAGTTCATCAAGGACCTTAGCTCTGTTTGGGAAGAACTTAGCGAATTCTTCAGGATATAATTGTCGGAATGAAACACTCTCAGCGAAGTCCTCAGTTAATCCCCAACCTTGCCTGGCGGCACTTTCACCGTAACTGGTAACATATCGCTCCCTCCGATCCCTTGCTCTTAAATTAAGTTGCCGCCCCCACTTTGTTTTCAGAATCCAATTAAATTCTCCGGATTTATATTTCTTTTTCAGGAGCGCGTCGTCTCTTTTCATGGCCTTAAAATATAATCCTGACTCTTCACTGGACCATCCTTTCTTCCCAAAGAACCCCAAGTCAAGTTCGCGCCGGCTTACTACAAAATCCAGGCAGTGGCCCATTTCATGCTTAATCACTTGCTTAAAACTTTTATCTGCTCCGGGCTTTCTACTCCACATCTGATCCCATTTCATGTGGACCTCCACATACCTCCCTGAGGGATTGGCATAAGCCAGGGCTTCCGGATCTTTGGTGCGTGTTAAAAAAACCCGCGTGGTGGATTTTCTTGTGGAAATATCAGATTCTTTATACCATTTTAATATCTCTGTCAGGTCGTGCCGGTGAGTGAGTGTACCTCCAATTTCATCTGTTTGATAAAATGATTTGGGGATCACCACTTCCGTGTTTGATTGGATATCTTTGAAAATCCAACAATCATCATTACCATACTTCGGAATGTTCCGGGTATCCTCATAAACAGACATCTTATTTTTTTCTGCAGCCACCCTTAAATCTTTAGGATAAGTTTTATATTCCTTCACGGCCACAGTCATGCGCTCAGGACTCCAATTGATCGGAAACCATGAACGATCCACACTTCCTTTGGCACCCTTGGGCATTGCAGGCAACCGGGGGAGAGTTTTGGCTTTAACTACTCCTTTGATTATATCTTCCACCGGGGTGTCCGTATCGTATCTCCTGAAGTAAACCCCCATTTCTTTCTCGTAACTTTGCATTGATTTGGTGAAAATATAATCGTCCAAGTCTTCTTTGGTTTTGAATTTTTTAAGGAAAGTAGCCCGGGTTTTGGTGGGGAGTGAATCAATATAAGTTTTTATCTCGGATTGTTTTACTCCTATTTTTTCCATGATATCCAGAGCGGTGTCGGTGGGGTTTCCTTTGCAATCCGCACGGTATTTATAGCGTTGTATTTGGGTGTGGCTGCGGGGGGTCATCTCGAAGGTGCTGTTTTTGTTGACAAGGAGCATCTTCTGCCCTTTTTTCATTTCTGAAGCAGACATTCCTTTTTTTAATCGGGTTTCCCAACCCCATTTGTACAGTGCGTTGGATATATCGCTCGCAGGGGAAACTCCCTGGTGGATGTTGTGTATTTCAATAGGGGCTTTATTTTTAATCCCCCATTCTGCAACTTGTCTGTAATCGAATTTACTTGGGGGGCTTTTGGTGATATATGCTGGTTTCCCGGCAGTGGTGAGTAATGCATGTATTTGTGCATTATCTACATTTCGAAGTGAATCTGTGAATTCTTTGAGGTTTTTAGATTTCGCCCAATATTCATCTGATTTATTAAGTGGGATCCCGGTATCATGAAATGCGTCTTTATATGGGCTTCTCCAGGTCTCGGTGCTTCCTGGGCTGGGGTGGGGTTCAGGTTTTGGTTTGGGCTGAGGTTTAGGTTTTGGGCTTGGCCTGAATTCTTTCGGAACCTGCCGTACCACCCTGTAACCTGCTGGGACTGATTTATAGAATCTGGCTGCGCAGCGGCAGTTAGGATGAAGAGGTGGAAGCATTACTGTGAACTTCCCAGTCATAGGGAAGACCACACCGATATAAGCTTTTTTGCACCTTTTACACGCGGTTGAGTGAGGGAGTACTTCAAAGTACTTATATCCCATCTCTTTGTGTTCGGCCCATTGGCCCAGGTTTTTCGCCCTGACTGATTCAGTCCTGGCAATCATCACTGCCCTTTTTCGGGTCATGCCATCAACATTTTTAGTCATGTCCCGGGCGGTTTCCTGCCATCCCAGGCCCTTGTCCAGGTTCTTGGCAAGAATACCTCTGAGTTGGTCCTTCATATCATCACCCATCCTGGTGACATAGCCCATTGTATATTTCTGAGAGATCTCGCGGTAAACTGACCTGTGGCCTCCGATTCCTTGGCCTTTGTAACCTGCATCGAATGATTCGGTGATTCCCTGGACGACCTTGTTAGTCTGGTCCAGGTGTTTGGTGCTAGTTAGGGGATTTACATTAGTATATACTCCGATGCTTTCCACGAATTCCTCCATATTCTTGGCCCGCTGGCCGGTGGCTGTGATGTCACCACGGACATTGGCCATTAAGCGCTTCATCTCGTTGATGTTGCGCAGGGTCATCTCATCGGACATAAAAATCAGAATAAATTAGAGTTTTATAACTGAGGGAATCCTTCTTCTACTTGCTGGATCTCATTTTCTATTGGTTGGAAATCCTCAGGTAATGGTGCAGGCTCCTGATTAGGTTCACTTTCCAGGGCTTCCTCTTCCACAGGTTCGAATAAAATATCAAAGCCCATCTCTTCCAGGGCCTCTTCTAAAACCTGTTGTGTTATGCTTTTATTAACCATAAATTTCTCAGCATAGGGTTGTATCGCGTTTAAGACGGCGATAACATCCCGGCGCCTGAACGGTTCGAAACCGAACTGCGGATATTCCTCAACACTGAAATTATAATCAATTAACTGCTGAGTTTTCACTTGCCATGGTATCGCATGGTCTGCCAGGGATCCGTCGAGGAAGATCATCGCGGTGTCAAGATGAGTTTGGCTCTGGGCATAGGATCCGCTGGATTCCTGCTGACCGAAGAGCAGGGTTCCAATCAGGAAATTTCTCTGGATAATCATGTCATGATAATGGAGGGCTGTGAGGAATCCTTCGCCGTGGTGGTTGGATTCGATAACTTGAACCTGGTCCCCTTCAGGGAAGACCGCGTTCATTCGACCTTCATAGAAACCGTTTAAGTTTTTCTGCATATCTTCAGGGGATCCTTGCTGGCCATAGAATCCGGCCAGGTTAGGTGATTCGTGTTTCTGTAGGAAAATCGCCCACCACTTCAGGATCTGCTTTTTCATGAAAACATTGTTGTTCACTTCCTTAAGGAGCGGGCTGCCATATTTATTCCCCATCTCCTCATTGAAAGTGCTTATTAAGCATTTCTCTGCAGGGATTTCTATTGGCCGGCCATCTCCTACATTCTGGATGACCGTTTCCACCTCTCCCCACTTGTCATAATTAAAACAATTCTCGATGGTGTCAATTGGTAATGGTTTTATTTTGTAGGGAATCACCCTGGGCGTGCCTATATCTTTTATTTGCCAGACGGTTTCTGCAACACTGTATCCATATTTCATGTCGCTGAAGGCATCTTTCAGTACCTGGCGCATTGGGATGATCCGCATATTTTTAAAGGCTTTGGTTACGAAGTCTGCAACTTCTTTATCCTTTGTACTGTCACTGGCTGGTGTAATAGTCCAGCGCTGCTGGAGCATTGCATAGGTGATGAAGAGGAGGCTGCTTTTCACCTGAGGATCCAGGAGCATGTTGTTGTAATCGTGATAAGTGACTTTATCTGGATTGTATTCCCCTCCGAACATAGCTTTCATCCAGGTATAGTCCTGGCGTCGGCGTGCGAGTTCCCCGCCCAGGGGCCGGGTTTTTCCAGCACGGATCTCTAATGTTGGCCTGATGTTCATGTGGAAATATTCTGCGGCATTAAATCCCATATTCATCCTCCTCAAAATCATCTTGGTATTTATCGTATTTTTTATCGGATTGGCTGTATCCTCCGCCCCTTCGGTATTGTGAGAATCTGAACCCGATATCCATACTGTCCAGCATATCTTTTGTAGCCCCGCTGGGAAAGGCTGAATATTCTGTTATGAAATTATTAAGTTGAGGGTGCTGTGTGGGGAGATATACTTTCCCATTGTAGTAGTGAACCGATGAGTTGATGATCCTGGTGTCTTTACTGAGGATCCCAGTTTCCACCGGCACTATGGGTAAGAAGTTCACGCTGAGAATATGTTGGCCCAGAACTCTCTGATAACCTGTGGATTCTATTCCAATCTTCTCAGGATTATATCTGCGGGCGGTTTCCACAATCAGATTAACTTGCTCAGGGAATTCTATCTGGTCCCTGATCCAATCAATAACATATAAATCCTCGCGATAATTAATTCCGAAAACTGTTATAACTGTAAAATCAGCGGTTTCCTTGGCCTCACTGGCCACATCAACACTCATATAGATATTGAACTGGCCAAGCCAGGATCTCATTCGGCGCATGTAACTCTTTGTTGATTCGCCATCTTCCTGAATAATAGGTTCATAATATTTAAGCCAGGCTTCCTTGAGGATCCGCCCTTTGAGTCCTGATGGGTCGTTCTGATATTCCCTGTTAAAAAAGATGGGACCCATCGCTTCCTGCTTCAGGATGAGCTTCTCAATTGGCCATTTCTCAGGCCATAACACCTGATAACTACCAAGGATATTTTTCACACCAACGGCGACCTGTTTCTTGTCAACCGTTTTATAAACAATCTCCCACTTTTTCGGCCATTGAAGAATAGCTTTTTCTTCTATCACATACCAGGAAGAGTTCTCTATGAGCTCCTGGTACATATCATCATAATGCTTCCGGGTCCCGGTCCCGATCACACGACCATCAGGTTCCAGGAGTGGCATCACAGTACCATTAAACCAGTCCAGGGGCTGTTTTCGGGCCTGCTCGGTCCGGGTGTTGGCATCATCTATCAGATCATCCGGAAGAATCAAATGGAAGTGGCCACCAGTGATCGCACCTAATAGGCCGTCGGCTTCAATGGTGGCGTCCCGCTGAATCCGCCTCCGATTATACCATATCTGATTCTTCCGTTTCCGAAAATCTGATAATTCAACCTCAAAGTCAGTCCATAACTTGTCATTGGTGTCCAGGTCCGCTTCCACTACTTCCAGGTTCTTTTGAGCCTGAGTGGCCGTTTTAGCCAGTAATAGTACATTAAAATCTTGTTTGTAAAGGGTTTCATGCTCCGCATATACCCTGGGAATGGTTGTGGTTTTCCCATGATCCCTGGGACTTATAACCCAAGTTAAGGGGAACTGGCCAATCCGGTCGTACCAGGTCACCTGATGGTCCGGTACTTCCAGGTCCAGGTAATAGCGGGCGAAGAAAGGAATGCTATACTTCGCGATCGTCTTCGGACTCAGAGTCTTCAGCAGATCCAGGTGCTCCCCGCTTAGCGATGAACAGTCCAAACTCTGCAACGACCTTTTCATCGATGCCATCGGGCAAGACCGCCTTTACTTTTCCTTTATGCTCAACTTCGCCTTTCACTTTGGAATCTACTTGGCCCTCCAGGTCCACCCGGGAGCGGCGGCCCCAGTGTTCAGGGTCGGTGCGCTCAAGCCACCAGGCCGCGGCTTGCCAATTCTCCTCCATCGCATCGGTGATCTTTTCTACTCTGAGAGCCCGAGCGAATGCGCGAGCCTTTTTAGTAGACTGGACAAACTGGAAGTATATCCCACTTTTGGCCTTCTCCCCTCGCTTTATCCATTTATAGTAGGTGGATTCATCGATGCCAACGGCCAAACAGGCGTCTTTTACATAGTTACCAGCTCGGATGAGGTTTAATATTTCTTCCTGGAGTTCTGGGG